TCTAAGGCATAATAGAAAATTATTGATAAGTCCCACTGCATCAGGTAAATCTTTGATGATTTACTCTCTTGTAAGATACTATGTTGATAGAGGTGAAAAAATTCTCTTAGTTGTCCCAACGACATCTCTTGTAGAGCAGATGTATAAAGATTTCTTAGATTATGGTTGGGATGCAGAGTCATATTGCCATCTCATCTATTCTGGTAGAGAAAAAACTAACGAACATCCAGTTACTATTACAACTTGGCAATCTGTATATAAATTAGAACGTTCATTCTTTGAAGGTTATGGTGTAATTATAGGTGATGAAGCTCATTTATTCAAGAGTAAATCACTGATAGAAATCATGACCAAACTTCATCATGCAAAATATAGATTTGGTTTTACAGGAACACTCGATGGTACTCAAACTCATAAATGGGTTTTAGAAGGATTATTTGGTCCATCATACAAAGTAACTCAAACTGCGGAATTGATGAAGCAAGGTCATCTATCTCAGCTTGATATTATGTGTATTGTATTAAAACATTCTCCACAAAATTTTGAAACTTATGAAGATGAGGTTCAGTACATTATAAATCATGAGAAAAGAAATAATTTTATAAAAAATTTAACCCTAGACCTAAAGGGAAATACTTTAGTTCTTTATAGTAGGGTTTCCACACATGGAGAGCCTTTGTTTAACTTAATAAATAATAGCAAGAAAGGTGACCGTAAAGTATTTTTCATTCATGGTGGTGTTGATGCATCTGAAAGAGAAAAAGTTAGAGAAATTACTGAGCAAGAATCTAACGCAATAATTATTGCTTCATACGGAACTTTCTCAACGGGAATAAACATCAGAAATCTTCATAATGTAATTTTTGCATCTCCTAGTAAATCTAGAATTCGTAACCTTCAATCAATAGGAAGAGTTCTTAGAAAGGGAAAGAATAAAACAAAAGCAGTTCTTTATGATATATCTGATGACTGCACTTACAAATCAAAAAAGAACTACACTTTAAATCATTTGATAGAAAGAATTAAAATTTACAACGAAGAAAAATTTAACTATGAGATAACAACTGTTAATTTAAAATAATGCTAGAAGAAGATTTTTACGCAACAATCAAACTAATAACAGGAGAGGAAATATTTGCTAAAATATCCTCTACTAATGAAGAAGGATCTCAAATATTAGTATCTAATCCTGTTGTAATTACACCAATATTTTCGAAAAGTGGAAGTAGTGGATATAAAATAGAACCCTGGCTTAAAACTGCATCCGATGATTTGTTTTTAATTAGTATGGAAAGAGTCGTTACAGTTTCGGAATCAACGAATATGCAAATGATTTTGATGTACAACTCTTTTTTGAAAGACGTAAATAACGAAAAACAAAGCAAGATATCCAGAAAGATGGGGTATATCGCCGATATTAATGAAGCAAAAAATATTTTAGAGAAACTCTATAAAAATAGCTAAAGCTAATCTTATCAACCTCCACAAAGGTCATTATATCCATATTGGGATAGCTTGTCAACTATTTCATTAAATGTTAGAATTCCTACATACTATGAGATAAACTTATGATTACCACGGCAGTTATGACCAGAAAAAAGAGGTCAGAGCATTACGTCAATAATAAAGAATTTCTAGCTGCCTTAATAAAGTATAGAGAGCAGTTAATTCTTGCAGAGCAAAGGGGAGAATCGAAACCACAAATTCCTCGCTACATTGGAGAGTGCTTTCTGAAGATTGCAAATCACCTTTCCTTCAAACCAAACTTTGTGAACTATATGTTCAAGGAAGATATGATTTCTGATGGGATTGAGAACTGTGTTCAATATATCCATAACTTTAATCCAGAGAAGTCGCAAAACCCCTTTGCATACTTCACTCAAATTATTCATTATGCATTTCTTCGTCGTATCCAAAAGGAGAAAAAGCAACTTGAAATTAAAAATAAAATTCTAGAGAGGACTGGATTTGATCAGGTATTTGAGGATAACTCTATTGACGGATCAAACTATAGCGATTATAATTCCATCAAGGATGCTATTCATTCAAAATTAAGATATTGATTGATGATTGTAATTCTTCCTGACCATCTCCCAGAAAATGTTTGTTCTCAATTAATTAAACTTTTTGAGAGGAATGCTGAGTTATCTCAGGAATGGAACTGTACAAATCCGATTGAACTAGTTCAAATTGAAAATAGTAAAGATCTTTCTTTATCAAAAAAAGTACTAGATTATGTATCTAGTACAATTAAATCAATAATTGGAGAAGAAATTTACGTAGAATGTGCTCAAGTAGTCAAATGGAATAAAGGATGTTCTCAAGGATCTCATATAGACGATGCTAGAGAACATACTTGTTTAGTTTCGATAACATATCTAAATGATAATTTTTTTGGGGGAAAAACAATTCTGGATGATTCCGAACTTTCCGTAAAACCAGAAATTGGGAAAACATTAGCATTTGATGGAAAAAAATATAGACATAGTGTATCAACAAATATTGGTGCAGAGAGATATACTCTAGCTTTGTGGTATACTAAAAATATCGAAAAAGCAATCAAAGAATTTTTATAATATGAAAGTTGCAATCATTACTGACCAACACTTTGGTGCGAGAAAGAATTCCAAACTCTTTCATGATTATTTTCTAAAGTTTTATAATGATGTATTTTTCCCTACACTCGAAGAGCAAGGGATTACTACTGTTGTAGACATGGGAGATACTTTTGATAGTCGTAAGGGAATTGATTTTTCTGCTTTATCTTGGGCTAAGAATAACTATTATGACCGCCTTCATGGGATGGGAGTAAAAGTTCATACAATTGTTGGTAATCATACTGCATATTATAAAAATACAAATGATGTAAATGCGGTTGATCTTCTTCTGCGTGAATATGATAATGTAACTGTATATTCGAATCCAACTGAAGTAATGTTGGGTCAACTACCCGTACTTTTTATACCTTGGATTAATCAAGAAAATGAAGCAAATACTCTTAAACTTATTCAAAAGACAACTTGCAAGTGTGCGATGGGGCACCTTGAACTTAAAGGATTTAGAGTTAATCGACAAATCCTCATGGAGCATGGTTTGGAGAGCAAACTATTTGAGAAGTTCGAACGTGTCTTCTCGGGACACTATCACACTAGATCGGATGACGGGACAGTTTTTTATCTAGGAAATCCATATGAAATGTTCTGGAATGATGTTAATGATACCAGAGGATTTCATATTTTTGATACCGAAACAATTTCTCACACTCCAGTAAATAATCCGCATAGGTTATTCTACAACATTTACTATGAGGATACTGACTACCAGACGTTTGATGCTCGTGAATATGAAAACAAAATAGTTCGTATTATTGTTAGGAAAAAAACAGATATAGGAAAATTTGAAAAATTTGTTGATAAACTTTATTCGGCAAATGTTTCCGAACTTAAGGTAGTTGAGAATTTTGCAATTCAAGAATCTGAAGAATTTGAAGCTTTCGAATCTGAGGATACTCTTTCTATCTTAAATAGATATATCGAAGAATCTGAGATTAGTCTAGATAAATTTATGATTAAAGAACTCGTATCTGAGATATATAAGGAAGCTTGCGAAGTTGTCTAATGTTTATTCTTACAGTAGATGGTAGAGAAGATGAAGGTGCGTATTCGGTAAAAAACGAATATGGAGATCAAGTCCTCTACATCTTTGAAGAAGAAGATGATGCTACTCGATATGCGTTAATGTTAGAAGAATCTAATTATCCCCTCATGAATGTTCTTGAGGTTGATGATGAGGTTCTTCTTCATACTTGCAACCTGCATGGGTATAACTATGCTATAATAACTAAAAATGATCTTGTAATTCCCCCCGATTGATATGATAATTTTTGAAACAATTCGTTGGAAGAACTTTCTTTCTACAGGAAATAAATTTACTGAAATTAAATTAAATAAAGATCAGACTACTTTAATTATTGGTAATAACGGGGCTGGTAAAAGTACCATTTTGGATGCTCTTACATTTGTTTTATTTGGGAAAGCATTTCGCAAAATCAATAAACCACAGTTAATTAACACTACTAATGAAAAAGATTGTTTGGTTGAGATTGAATTCTCTATAGGATCTATTTCTTGGAAAGTTGTTCGTGGTATTAAACCAAATATTTTCGAAATTCATAGGAATGGTCAGGTATTAGATCAAAGTTCTTCAGCAGTTGATCAACAAAAATTTCTCGAACAATCTATTTTGAAAATGAATTATAGATCTTTTACTCAGATCGTAATTCTTGGTAGTAGCAATTTTGTACCATTTATGCAATTGCCTGCCGCGAGTCGAAGAGAAGTCATTGAAGATCTCTTGGATATAAAAATTTTCTCTTCAATGAATACTATTATTAAAGAGAAAATTAGATCTTTGCGTGATGATATTCGCACTTTAGAACTTAAGAAGGAATCTTTAAGTGATAAAGTGAATATGCAAAAAAATTTTATTGAGCAATTAGAAAAAAGCGGAAATGAAAATATCCAGCAAAAGAAGATTCAGATATTTTCATTAATAGAAGATCAAGGATTTTTATTGGACGATAATCAAAAATTAGATGTTACGATAAAGGAAATACAAAGTCAAACTGAAGATCTTGTTAATGTTGGTGATAAGTTAGTAAAGCTTAATAATCTCAAGGGTAAAATCTCTCAAAAAGTATCTGCTATTACCAAAGAGCATAAGTTTTTCACAGAAAATACGGTATGCCCTACTTGCACTCAAACGATAGAAGAAGAGTTTAGGTTAAATAGAATTGTAGATGCTCAAAATAAAGAAAAGGAATTGAAATCTGGATTCTTAGATCTAGAAGAAGCAATCAAAAAAGAACAGGAGAGGGAGCATCAATTCAATACCTTATCTAAGGAAATTACAAACCTAACGCATGAAATTTCTCAAAACAATACTAAGATTTCGGAATACCAAAAGCAAGTCAGAAATCTTGAAAATGAAATTCAAAAAATTACCGATCAATTACAAAATAGAAATTCTGAACATGAGAAATTAGAGTTATTTGTAAGAGACCTAAAACAAACTAAAACAAAATTAATAGAACAAAAAGAATCTATTGAATATTATGATTTTACTTATGGATTGTTAAAGGATGGTGGAGTTAAGACTAAAATCATCAAGAAGTATCTACCGCTGATAAATCAGCAAGTTAACCGTTATCTTCAGATGATGGATTTTTACATCAACTTTACTCTTGATGAGGAGTTTAATGAAACCGTCCAATCTCCAATCCATGAAGATTTTTCTTACAGTTCGTTTAGTGAAGGTGAAAAGCAAAGAATTGACTTAGCTCTTTTGTTTACTTGGAGAGAAGTTGCTAAATTTAAAAATTCAACTAATACAAATCTTCTTATAATGGATGAAGTCTTTGACTCTTCTCTTGATGGATTTGGAACAGAAGAATTTCTAAAAATTATTAGGTATGTTGTTAAAGACTCCAATATTTTTATTATTTCCCATAAAGAATCACTTCATGATAAATTTGAATCTACGATTCGATTTGAGAAAGTGAAAAATTTTTCTTATAAAAGATAATGCCTAAATTCATACCAATGTGTGGACTTCCTAGAAGTGGGTCCACACTTTTAGTAAATTTATTAAATCAAAATCCAGAAATTACAGTATCTCCAGATTCAATATTGAGCTCCCTGATAATGTCTTCTCAGGAGTCTTTCACAAACTCTGTATCAGAGTCTCAGTATGATTCGGACACTAGTTATGAGATGTTTTATAATTTTTGTAGGGGTGGTATTGATAAGTGGATAGAAACTATTTGTGATACTCCATATTACATTGATAAGTGTAGAGGGTGGGGACATGAGTTGGATTTACTTGTTAATATGTTTCCCAATATTAAATTTATCTACACAATAAGAGATTTACGTGGAATAGCTTCTTCTATCGAAAAGATACAAAAAGCAACTCCAATGAAATATAAAGATGAATTCTTTTTTGGAGATCAAAATTATGACTATTCTCAAGAAGATTTGTATATAGTTAAAGTAAAAAATATTTTTGAATCTTCAATGATTCGTAGAAATTTGATATGTATAAAGGAAATACTTGATGTACGTAGGGAGCATTTTGATAGGATATATGTTGCTAGATATGAAGATTTAATTTTAAACCCAAAAGAAACTTTAGAAAACATATACGATCATTTGGGAATTAAGCATTACGCTCATGATCTAAAGAATATTGAGCAAATTAAATATCATGACTCTTTTTACTTACCTTATGGTAGGCATAAAATAAAAAAATCATTGGAGTCATCAAATCCTTATAATTTTTCTATACCAGATAAAATTCAAACTCATTTAATTGATACATATTCATGGTACTATGAAGAATTTTATCGAGACCAAATTTGAAACTGGCACAGTATGTGAAATTTTTTTGATATACTGGGGTAGTATGTTTAAGAAATGGAGAACTATCATGCAAGTCCCAAACTGGAAGCATCATTCCAAGAAGGAACAGAAACGAAAACTTAAACCGCAAGCATTGCGCCAGGCGAAAGCACGACTGGCCCAGTTCAAAAAGCGTCACATGGGTCGCCCAAAAGGCGACCTTTCTTTGTATGATGAGTACATACGAAAAGAAACCGATGCCTGTTCGCCACGAAATCAAATCTCAACTTGCCCGACTGCTTGCTACTGAGGACTTGGTGGTTGAGCACAAGAAAGTTCCTACTGCTTGTTTTAATGTCCACACTCGTGTTCTGACTCTTCCTCTGTGGGAAAAGGCAAGTGGGATTGTTTATGATCTTCTGGTGGGTCATGAAGTGGGTCATGCTCTCTTCACTCCAGATGAAAACTGGCTAGAGAAAGTAAAAGTTCCTCAGCAGTTTGTGAATGTGGTTGAAGATGCTCGTATTGAGAAACTGATGAAGCGCAAGTATGCTGGACTTGCTAAGACTTTTTATAATGGATATAAAGAACTGAGTGAAGATGATTTCTTCCAGATTGAAGAGGAAGACATTTCTCAGTTCAATCTTGCTGACCGTGCTAACCTGTGGTTCAAGATTGGAAACTATATTGATATTCCTATTGAGCGTGGTGAAGAAACTGAAATCATCAATCTGATTGCCGATACTGAGACCTTTGCCGATGTTCTGATTGCTGCGGAGGAACTTTACAAGTATTGTAAGAAAGAAAAGGAACAACAACAGAAAGTTGCCGACTTTGATTCTCATGAAACTCAAGGAAACTCCCAGTCTCCTACTAACAACAGTGTAGAGACTAATGACTCCTCTTCGGAACAAGAAGGTGAGAGTGATAACTCCCAAGAACAACCAGGTGAAACTGACTCTTATGGTGGAACTGCTCAGGGAGATCAAACTCAAGTAAAATCTGATGGTGATGATAAGGAACCAGAAGTCCGCACTGCCGATTCTCTTGAAGAAAAAATTCGTGACCTTGTTGGAAATGATACATATGAGAACACCTATGTGGAGGTTCCCCAGTTGAACCTTAATACCGTTATTGGTAAAAATTTTGAGGTCCATAAAGATATTGATAACTCTTTTACTCATCAGCAAAAAATTCATAATGAGTGGGCTAAAGATAAAAAAATTACCCCAGCAAATCTTTATAAAGAATCTGATCTTGAATTCAAGAAGTTTAAATCTTCTGCACAGAAAGAAGTCAACTATCTAGTGAAAGAGTTTGAATGTCGTAAGGCAGCAGACCAGTATGCTCGTGCATCA